TCTTTAACGTCTTCCTTAATGTTTTCTTTAACGTCTTCCTTAATGTTTTCTTTAACGTCTTCTTTAACGTCTTCCTTAATGTTTTCTTTAACGTCTTCCTTAATGTTTTCTTTAACGTCTTCCTTAACGTCTTCCTTAATGTCTTCCTTAATGTCTTCATTAATGTCTTCCTTAATGTTTTCTTTAACGTCTTCTTTAACGTCTTCCTTAATGTTTTCTTTAACGTCTTCCTTAATGTTTTCTTTAACGTCTTCCTTAATGTTTTCTTTAACGTCTTCCTTAATGTTTTCTTTAACGTCTTCTTTAACGTCTTCCTTAATGTTTTCTTTAACGTCTTCCTTAATGTTTTCTTTAACGTCTTCCTTAATGTTTTCTTTAACGTCTTCCTTAACGTCTTCCTTAATGTCTTCCTTAATGTCTTCATTAGTCTCTATAGGGTTTAATACTTTCATATAAAATTTATTATTTTATATTAAATATATTAAACAATATAAGTTTAAACTAAATTAACTATTATTATATATGAAAATAAAACGTGCTAATTGTTATTATTAACAACAACAACAATAAAATTTTTACAATATATATATAATTTGTAAATATAACATAATATAAAAACCAACTATCTACGCTATTATCTAATCTAAATAATGTTATTAAAAAATTAGTAAGACTTAAAATAAAAACATTAGCAAACCACGAATTTTTATTATTTGTTTTAGGAAACAACTGAATAATGAGCGGATATTTATAGGTGAATTTGTTTGGTAAGTTTCCTATATATGTAATATCTATATGGCCTTTATTAAAATTAGATAAGCTAATATCTTCTATTAACTTACTTCTTGCATCATGTGAATATATTATTGCTTGAGCTGCACCAAAAAAATGATGGTCTAACTTGAAAAAATCGTCATTATATTTTGAAAATAGTCCAAATGAACCAAATGTGAAAATATTGAAATTTGTTGTAGCAATAAATGCATCGATTTTTTCATAAATTAATGGATCATTGTTTATAACTTGTGCATCATCTTCTAAAATAATTACATTATTGTATGGTTTTAAGTAGTTAAAAGCTGTATAATATGCATGGACTATATCATTTTTTGGACTATTAATTATTGATGGCTTGCTACACTTTTTAAATCCTTTATTATATTGAATTATTGTTTTTTTGGCAAGATTTAATAAAAAAGGGTCTTCATTAAATCTGTTGTCGTCTTCCATTGCTAATATAAGAACCACGTCAACATTGCTAAGAATGGGTTTTGTACTATTATTTAATATTTTATAACTATAACAGGTCATAATAAATAGTATGTTATTTATTACAAATTTTTATTTAAATTTAAATAAATAACATATTATCTTAATTATCTTAATTATCTTAATTATCTTATTTATTTAAATGTTTTATGTTATTTAGAAATAACATTATTTAGAAATAATATTATTTTTTTTAAATTATATATATAATAATATTTATGGAGCCTATGGATAATCAAATGTTAATGACCGGCGGAAGCACTAATAGACTTAGCCCATCCGGTTTCTTCTATTATGTTTTTAACTTTGATAGTGATAACAAAGCCGTTTTATTTAATATGTTACAATATCTTATATTCTCTCTAATTCCTGTTATATTATTATTGAAATTTGTGAAAGAATATATTCCTGAAGACAATGATAAAAAGGATAATTTAGAATTATTATTTGAAATAATACTTCAATTAGGTATATTGTTTATAGCAATATTTTTTATTGATAAGATTACCCGCTATTTTCCTACATACAGTAAGGTGCCTTATTCCAAATTTAATGAAATAAGTTTCATTATTCCTACATTGATCTTAATTATAACTATGCAAACAAAATTAGGAGCAAAAATCAATATTCTCTATAGTAGAGCAATGGAATTATGGAATGGTAAAAGCCCACTTGTTGGTGCAAGTAATCATGGAAATGCAAAAGTGCAGCAAGGTATTGCTACACCTGGAATTCATCAAGTTAGCAGAGCGGACACACTAGACAATACTTTAATGGCTCCTCGGGCTAATCAATTGCCTGCTCAAAATAATATATCTATGATTGATGCGCTCCCTAATATGATGAATGGAGGAACTAATTATCAAGGCCAAGCTATGCAAAACGCATTTATGGAAACAATGGAGCCTATGGCTGCCAATGGTGCTTTAGGAGGTTCATTTGGATCATCGTTTTAATTCTAAAATTTTTACTTTAATACATTATAAAAATTTTAGATTTAACTATTTATTTTTTGAGGCTGTTGGTGCTCAAGGTGCTGCTTTTGCATCTATTGGTCTTGCAGTTGCTATTGGACTAGCTATTGGTGTTGCAGCTTTCATAACGGGTCCTAATCCTAATTTATTAATAGTATTTCCATGCTTTTGTGTAACATCGTTTAATTTGTTGGTTAATCCTTTGCTTAAACCTGTGCCTAATTGTTGGAGTGGAGTATTGCTAAATTTATTAGTTAGCATACTTGTAATACCATTAGAAGCCATATTAGCAAGCTTTTGATTGCCTTGACTTTGATTGCCCATGAAAGAAGACATAGCTCCTTGTAGTTGATTGCCCATAGGACCAGACATAGGTCCAGACATAGAGCCCATAGTAGGCATAGCGCCCATAGTAGGCATAGCACCCATAGTAGGCATAGCGCCCATAGGTCCAGACATAGCGCCCATAGTAGGCATAGCGCCCATAGTAGGCATAGCGCCCATAGGTCCAGACATAGAGCCCATAGTAGGCATAGCGCCCATAGTAGGCATAGCACCAGGCATAGAGCCCATAGCGGGCATATTAGAGAGCTTATCCCCAACAATTCCGTTAAATTTAGTCTTCATGTCTGATAACTTACCTGTCATATTACTTAACGCACCAGCTTTATCCCCAACAATTCCGTTAAATTTAGTCTTCATGTCTGATAACTTACCTGTCATATTACTTAACGCACCAGCTTTATCCCCAACCATTCCGGAAAATTTAGACGCCATACCTGAAAACATTCCTGATTTGTTCCCTGTTTTATTACCTATTCCAGACCCATAACATCTATCAGTAGTGCAATTATTTTCACTTATTAAATTAGTAATTCTAACTGTTAAATTTTTTAATGCTAGACCGATAGAAAAATCTATTTTCTTAGTTGTAGCGATATATGGATGTGGAACTTGAAGAACTATAATAAATATTAGCAATAAACACACAATGATCCCTGTTATATAGTTATATACTTTTTCCATGAAAACCTGCTTATCAGATAGTTTTTTAGCGCTAGGTGCATTACAATCTACAGGTGGCGGTTCTATTTTTTTATTTAATATACTAATAAAAAATATTAACTTATTTGAACCAACATCTTCGACTATTAATGTTATTAATCGCAATAATATATAAATTACAATAAATTTTATAATTATTGCAGTGTAACTCTTAAGTTTTTCAATAATATTGCATAAACCGGGAATTTTGAGTAATATCCATTTAATAGGACGTATTAGTAATATAACCATAATTAATACACATATACCTAATACAAATAATAATGACGACTCCACTATTTTAGCAAAATTTAATAAATTAGGTTTATTTTGTCCGCACGCCATTTTATAAAATGCTTTTGATATTATAGAACCCATTACTATTACCGCAATAGGCCATAATATATATAATGATCCAATTAATTGTTTAAATATTTGAATAATGTCTAATTCGTCTTTAATTCGGGGTAAATAATCAATCAATAAATAAAATATTAAATAAATACTTGTAACTACAAAAAATAAAGAATATATTACTTGTGTCGGCTTTTTTTGAAATGAAATCGGTAAATCTGGTAAGTCAATATAACCAGCTGATATCCATTTAAAAAATGATTGTATACTTACCCATGCTAAAAAAATTATTAAAAATAGTACAATTAAACCAGTAAATATACCAGGAATTACATTTGTTGCATGTAAAGGCTTATTATAAGTTACTTTATTGTTATTTGATTTAAATTTTCCAGAAGCCTTTCCTAGCATATCTAAAAGTTTTGCTTTTAATTTAGTAAAAAGATCCATAATCCATGTTGTTACCTTAAATATTCTTCTTAATAAGTCTGCAATTGCTAGACTAAATCGCTTTAATAAATTTTGCTTATTAAACTTTTCATCTTTCATAGTAGCTTTTGCGTCCATAGCGGCTTTTTCATTAGTTCCTTGTGCTTGTACGTTGGGTGCTTCATTTCTTGGCATATCCTCATAATTGCCATCACTCATATTATATTAAACTAATATAAGCGTATATTATTATTTGAAATATTAATCATAATTAATCATAATTAATATTTTCAAATTCTTTTAAATTGATCTTTAAATTATTACAAAGACAAATTTTCTTAATTATTTTATCATCAATTGTTTTTAAATTAACAGAGCATGTTTTCAATAAATAAGCAAAATAGTCTTGCTTTGCGTCGTTTTCTTTAAAATCGGGATTTTTGGCAATCCAATCTTGAATTAGTTTAAAATGGGCTTTATTTAAATTATGTAAAGCCTCTTTTATTTTTGTCTTATTGCTATCTTTTTCCCATAAGTCGTTATCTTTTATGTATAATGTTTCGCGTTTTGGATCGGTACAATGTAACGGTCTCTCAAAAAGGGATAATTTATTTATTGTTTGTATTATTGCGTTACTTAGTCCGGTTTCTAAACCTTTGTTTTTTGTTAAATCTAAATCTTCCAATGTTAATTTTATTTGTTTTATAAAATCGTTCATGTTTATTGCATTCTTACAACGCTCATTTAAAAACACATTAATATTAAAATTTTGTTTTATAAGTGTATTGTTGTTTGTAATATTGCCTATTTTAGGGACAAATTCTATTAATTGTTTCTGTTGTTCTCCTAGTTGTTTTTGTTGTTCCATGATTTGTTGTTGTTGAATTAATAGTAAATTTTTAATATCATTGTTTTCGGTAAATAGCTTTAATATCATGTTATGGCTAATATTATCCTTATTTAGGTCTTGGACTTCGCTATTGTTTGTATTGTTATTTTTGTCTTGGTCTAAATTAGTACTAATAGCACATTTTTTTTTATGATTATATAAGCTTTGGTTGTGTTTGTAACTTTTGCCACATTCGCAAATATAACTTTTATTAGGTATGTTGTATGTTTTTTCTGTGCTATTTACAGCTAATTCATTATTTTTATGTTTGTCGGTTTGTATGTGTCTCCCATAATCTCCCTTTTTAAATGTATTATAATCGCAAAAATTACATTTATACAAATATTTATTTTTATCATCCTTAACTATATCCTTATTATGGGTCATTTACTAACTATATTATAGTATATTATAGTATATATAAAAATCCTTAAATCCTTTTTTGCGCGAAAAAGCGCTTTTATAAGTATTGAAAATTATGGTCTCGTATTTTTTTGAAAAAAATTATATTTGACTGCCTATATGGTAAGGTTTTTTCATGTCGCCAAAAAGTGGCGCTTTTTTGCGCGTTTTTTATAAGTATTTTATAAGTATTTTATAAGTATTTAATACTTATAAAAAACGCGCAAAATTTCTAAAAATGGGCCTAAAAAAATCATGGTCTCATGTTTTAAATGCCTAAAATTGAATTTGTTAATACATAATGATGCAAAACCTGAAAAAACCATGTTTTTCAACAAAAAAATCTATAAAGGGTTGTATAAAGTAAAAATGGACATTTATAAATGTCCAAATCCTAAAAAATTCTTGAAATATATTTTGGAAAAAAGAGAGATTATTACCTTTAAACTTTTGCTGCGTATTTTTATTTTATTTATGAGAATTTGTTACCATACATGGTAAGGGATTGTTTGGTTGTATTTTTCCGTGTTTTTTTATATTTTTCCATATTTTTCCGTAATTTTTTTATTAAAAAATTCATGAAAAAGTTTGGTAAAAAATATTAATATTTTGTATAATTAATATTTTGTATAATTAATATTTTGTATTATTAGTAATATGTATAAAATCAAAAAATTTAGCGAATTATTATTTTTATATTCAATAAACATAAGTTTTGTATTATATATTATTGTGTTATTAGGAATAGGTGGCTTTGCGCCGCAATATTTGCATTATTTGAAAACTTTTTTGCAAATATATATAGGAATTTTGCTGGTTATAACCTACAACCCTTTTACATATAAGGACCACCAATTTGGCGAATTTGATAGACAATTAGTATTTTCATCCGGCATATTTTTATTATTATCAACTACAATAATTGGGTCGTTTGAGCAATATTTTCAAACCAAAGCAAAAGAATTTATTCGAGGCGGAGTAAGTAGCATTACTAATAATTATTTGTATAAATAATATATACCAAAAATATTCCGAAGAAATTTTTAGCAAATAGATCCAATATATTATATAATATATTTTTTGTGTAATATGGTAATAATGCCGCTACTCCATATAATGACCAGAAAAAGAAAAAATATATAAATATATTAAATCCTGTACTATTATGTAGTACATAATTTTTATAAATCATGAAATAATAAATTAAAAATGGTATAAAACCCAGCATTACACTGTAAAATAGCGAAAGTACCTTTATTTCGCCAAGATACCCAAATAAGAGCATTAACCAATTTAAACACATTATTGGAATAAGCGTTTTATAATTATTTTTAAATATTGAAGTTAGTGTTAGAGTGTGCGTTTGTTTTGTAACCTTTGCTTGTAAAAATAATAAATATGAAATCAATGTTATAAGCATGGTTGGAGTGGTAATTACCCAATCCATGTATCTTGTAGGTGTAATATTTACAACATTCTTAAAATTATAAGCTAGCCAAATATAAAAAGATCCTTCGATTATTTGGACAAATACTTCTAAGAAAAACAACTCCTTGATTAGCACATATTCGGGTGGTATATTTTTATATGATACAAATAAACCTATTATTAATGTTATTAACTGAATATATATAGATAATACTAATGTATAACTAAACAATTTTTTAATATTCATATTAAATTATATTATATATAATATATAATATATAATATAATTTAATATGAATTTAACTAAAGCAGACTATATAAAAATTTTGGATTATTACAATGTAGAATATAAAAATACTAGCACTAGCCATGTAAAAAAATTGGCAGAGCGCATTATTGCCGAAAAGTTGTGTAGTTGTATCAAAAAAGTTCCAAACGCAAATAATCCAGAAAGCCGGGCTATTGGCATATGTATTTATAGCGTTATACAACGCAAACATTTAAAAATAAACGGCTTCAGTTGCAAAAAAAAAATGGTTCTTAAATCCAGCAAGAAGAATAAACACAAATTATTTAAAGATATTGCACAATTATTATTTAAAAACAAAACTACTAAAAAAGTAAGAAAATAATGGAACAATCAACCATTTATGATATGAATAGTGACAGCACATCAAAAACCGACGAAACTTATGATGGACTTCCTTTTTTTAGAAAATATGGTCCTCCATGCACAAAAAACCATGCATATTCAAATAAAGTTGAACGAACAATTGTTAAAATATTAATGGATCATCCTCATCCTAATATAGTTAATTATTATGATGTAACAGATGATTATATTACTATGGAGCAATTATGCAGTGTAAAAGTGGATCCGTGTTATGTTGGTCTAGAACCAACAAGCTATGACGATTTAATTGAAATACAAGAACTAATGGAAAATGTGAAAACCTTTTTACAAGGCCTAGGAATTATGTATGTAGATTGGAAATTTGATAATTTGGCTAAATCAGTGGATGGAGTTTATAAATTATTTGATTTTGATGCTTCTGGATTAGTTGATTTAAATAGTCAGCAATGGATACTTGAGCCGCAACATTATTGGAATTATAATGAGGCGTTAAAAAATGGCTGTGTAACACCCCAAGAAATAGATGATTGGGGTTTTAACTATAATATTATACAAGACGGTTTTAAATTGGTCGAATAGTTAGTATGTAGCAATAAAAATAGAAAAGAAAAAACAAAAAAAACAAAAAATAGGAAAAGAGAAAATGCACAATACAAGACAACACAACGCGAGACAGTACAAGTATATGCTATGAAAACTTACCATTCATAGCATCTACATGCCACTTGGTCAATGGTTCCTTTGTTCCTGTTTGGTAATGTATCCACGTCGAAGGCGTTGGCTCTGTGTTAAAGGTCACATTCACTTGCTTGTCGCCGTCGCTAGTATAGTCCCCGTAGTGCCGCGACATGTTTGGATTTGACCCACCCAATACAAACTTCACAAAGCACTCAGCACAATAATGATGCTTGACCGGATACGCTTTTCCATCGACAAACATGGTCGTGCATTGCATGGGCTTTTGAATGCGATGATAGTAGCGTCTGTGTCCATAATTCCATACATACTCACACACCGCTTCAGTATCGTAGTAGCAGTTTGCGTTCGCGCAGTCGCCCATCACATGCTGGAAATCGAAACGCTTGTCAACATAGCGCTCAGTAAACACTCCGTACAATGTAGCCACCATCTGCCCCGCAATGTAAAACTGGCTGACCGATTTGCTAAACAACACACACGTCTCCTTGAAGCTCACGAGGTAGTCTTTGTCTCCGAGCCGGTCAACAATGAGTGCAATGAGCTCGCTTGGCAAGTCGCAGATGTTGAGCTCGCAAGCTTTGCTGAGCTCGCAAGCTTTGCACATCATCATTGCTCTTGTCGCTTTTCGCTTTTCGCTCTTCGCTCTTTGCTCTTTGCTCTTTGCTCTTTTGACCGGACTATAAATAAATGGCAAAAAAAATAAATCAATTTTTAAAAAATATAACAAAATTTATAAAAATGTTGTTATAGCATTTAATCATTAGTTTGTGCTTTAGCTTTTTCCTCCTCTTCTTTTAAATGCAAATCTCGTTGTAAGCGATAGTGTGCCTGCTTTTCTTGTGTGTGCTTTTCTTGATTTGCTCTCTGCCTTGCACTCCGTTCTTTTTTCACTTGTTGTTTGAAGCACTCACAACAATAATGTGACATAACAGTAAATTGCTCTCCATTAACTAGCATTGTTATTATATTTAACGTAGGTGCTATAGTTGACGCCATATGGTCTTCATTATGTTTATATATAAGTGTGTGAGCATGCCAAATATGTTTTATTGCGCTTTGTTTCTTCTGACTACAGTTGGGGTTGATACATTCTTGACACTGCGTTGGAACAAAATTTTCAAAAAACTCCTGATACCGATTTATAGCGACCGAAAATGAAACTTGGTTACTTGTTTTAACACTTGTCATGGTTGTTTTTTTTTGGTACTATAAATAATTGATAAAAAAATAAATCAATTTTTTGTAGCACTAATAGAAATTAATCATAATAACTATTTAAAAGACGCACCTGTCTCTCCGTTAATGGAGCATACCAATCTCTAGCACAATCATACCAACTAGAGGGTTGTGTTGTGTTAAAGGTTACAACTACTTGTTGTATTCCATAACAATAACTTCCGTAATGTTGTGCAACCTTTTTGTTGTTTCCTACTAAAACGTGTCTTTTAAAGCATTCACAACAATAAGGCGAGCGAAACCAGAATTTTTTCTTATTAATTACCATTAAATTTGTGTTTTGTGCATCTTGTTTTCCGTGTACATAACCAAGCCCATTGTGAGCCTCCCATATGTATACACACGCATTTTCTGTTTCCTCTTTACAACGCTCATTTACACATCTTGCCATATACTTACGATGTGGATTGTAGCTCATTAACTCATATGGATTAAATCTGCTAAACAACACAGCAAACATTTCCTTTGTTAAGGCAAATTTTGAAATCAACTTAGACAACGACTTACAAGTAATGTTTAGACCAATTAAGTATTCGTAATTGCCGAGTTGTTTAATAATGAGTAGTATAATGTCGCTTGGTAAGTCGCAGATGCTTGGTAAGTCGCAGACGCTTGGTAAGTTGCAAATGTCGCTTACGCTCATCATTTTAAAGCTTTGATTGTTTGAATGGTACTATAAATAAATGTGAAAAAAAAATCAATTTTTTTGTAGCACATACAACACACTAGCCTCACTTACTACTAAGCATGCAAAGTTGTCGCTCACTCAACTTTTCATCGCGTTTTGTAATACTATTGTACCATGTAGAATGGACAGGCTCATAATGAAAGTACACTTCTACCGCTTGAACACCAGGACAATAATACTCATAGTGCTGTGAAGCATGCTTGTTGTCTCCCACCAAAACATGTTTCTTGAAGCACTCGCAACAGTAATGAGACCTAATCCATTGCTTCTTTCCATTCACCCAGATGATTGACATGTTCAACGCCGCCTGCCGTTCATTGTGTTCGTATGTTACCGAGTTAGCCTTCCATATATATAGCACAGGGCCTTCTGTATCCTCTATGCAGTTAGGATTGATACAGTATAGGCGCTTGGACGGAACGAACTTCTCAAAGAACTCCTGCAACCGCTCTTGTGCGACTGAAAATGAAACGTGGTCGCTTGACTTAATGCTTGACATAGTGGTTGCTCTTTGCTCTTTGATTGCTCTGTGCTTTTTGTGTGGGGGGCTATTAATAAATGCTGAAAAAAAGTAATCAATTTTAAAAAAGTATAACAATAATTGTTTCAAATAAAAATAAAAAATAAAAAAGTATTTCTACTTTTTTACCGAAACCCACCAAAAGACACACGCTTCATGTTCTCCACGGGGCCAACATGTATTCTTGAAACTCGGTTAGCACTTGATCCTCGCCTGTAACATGATTGTACCGCGTAGAAGGCATGGGCTCCTTATTAAAGTAGACGTCCACCTCTTGAACTCCGTCACAATAATTCCCGTAGTGCTGCGACACATTCTTGTTGTGTCCCACCAAAACATGCTTCTTGAAGCACTCGCAACAGTAATGTGATTGAACCCAATGTGGCTTTCCGTTGACCCGCATGGTTGTAACGTTCAACGCCGCCTGCCGATCAGTATGCTCATAAGCCAACGCGTGTTCCTCCCATATATGAATCACAGCAGCTTGCGTGTCCTTCACGCAGTCAGGATTGATGCAGTATATGCGCTTGGATGGAACGAACTTCTCAAAGAACTCCTGCAACCGCGCTTGCGCGACCGAAAATGAAACGTGGTCGCTTGACAAATCGCAGATGCTGTTTGACATAGCGCTTTGCTCTTTGCTCTTTGCTCTTTGAGTGCTTTGATTGCTTTTTGTGGGGGCTATTAATAAATGTTGAAAAAAAAGAATTCAATTTTTAAAAAACATAACAACAATTGCTATTTAAGAATTGAATAAATGAATAAACTCTTTATAATGCTCCAAATCTAATGCTCTTGC